TTCTTATCAGAATTACAACCTTATACTCAAACATTAGAGCCAAAACAATTGTATTTGGCTCTAATTGGTATTTTACCAAAAGGAAAATACTACTTACGATATGTTAAGGGTAAGAAAGAAGATGCTTATGAAAAATGGTTAATAGAATTGGTAATAAAAGATTATCAATGTTCCAAATTTCAGGCAGAAGAATATTTAGAGATTTTATATGCTACCAAAGAAGGTAAAGAACATATAAAATACATTTGTGAAAAATATGGAGTAGAATCCAAAGAAATAACCAAATTAAAACTTAAAATTTAATTTGGTTTTTTCGTATATTTTTCGTATATTTGTTATATAAAAAGATAATAATGGCAAGAGTAAGTTATAGTCAGTATGGAATGTGGACAAGTTGTCAACAACAATTCAAACTAAGTTACATAGATAAGTTAGGAGAATCCTCCGCTAATATTCATACCATATTTGGTTCGGCAATGCACGAAACCATCCAACATTTCCTTTCCGTTATGTATGGGGTATCCAAAAAACAGGCATTATCGCTTGATTTGGAATTGATGTTAAAAGATAAATTAGTAGAACATTTTACTGCTGAAAAGGCTAAGATGACCGAAGGAACTCCATGTGAGAAAGAGGAATTGGAAGAATTCTTCGGTGATGGTAGACAAATTCTTAGTTATTTCAAATCTAAATTAGATAAACTTTATACTAAAAGTGGATTTGAATTAGTATCAATTGAGTTACCCTTAAACGCAGAGGTAAGACCAGGTGTTAATTTTGTTGGGTTTATTGATATTGTATTAAAAGATGTTTCATCTGGTGATATCATCATCATTGACCTTAAAACATCCACACGAGGATGGTCTGATTCTCAAAAATCAGATAAAGTAAAAACTTCACAAATGTTGTTGTATAAGAAGTTCTATTCAGAAAAATACAACGTTCCCTTAGATAAAATCAAAGTAGAATACCAAATTCTAAAACGTAAAATTAGTGAGAAAGCAGATTTCCCAATTCCACGTATTTCCAAATTTGTTCCACCAAATGGTAAACCATCAGTAAACAATGCCTGGAAGGGATTTATGGAATTCGTAGATAGTGTTTACGATGAAGAAGGTAAGGTAAAACAAATTGATTTCCCTACAAATAAATCTAAATCGTGTGATTGGTGTGAGTTTAAGACTCGAAAAATATGTCCAATTTGGCAATAATTTTTTCTTTTTTATATATTTGTATATATTTATACATATACATAAAAGGAGAGAGTTATGACAAACACAAAATTAACAACAGTAAAAATCGTAAAAGATGTTTACTCAAAATTCAAACAACTTTCGTTTGATTCTAATATCACACTACAAAAGTTAGTTAATCGTTCAATCAACAAATACATAGAGGACGAAACTTTTAGAACTGAAATCAACGAATATTCCGAACTACATAATAGTGGTTCACAATTTTAATTTTATTTTAAATGGCAGAACAAAGAAAGAAAAAGAAAATTCTTTTACTATCGGATGACTTTAGAATGTCTTCTGGTATAGCAACTGTATCCAAAGAACTTATTTTTGGTACATTAGACAAATACGATTGGGTACAATTGGGTGCAGCAGTAGAACATCCAGAAAGTGGTAAAGAAATTGATTTAGGTGAAGATGCTAGAAAAATATCAGGTATTGCAGATGCATCGGTAAAAATCATTCCATATACTGGTTATGGTGATGCAAATATTTTGCGTGAATTAATTATGAGACACCAACCGGATGCAATCTTACACTTTACTGACCCTCGTTATTGGAGATGGTTGTATGAAATGGAAGCGGAAGTAAGACAAAACGTTCCTATTTTCTTTTATCACATTTGGGATGATTTACCAGACCCACAATACAATAGAGATTATTATGAATCTTGTGATTGGTTAGGATGTATTTCCAAACAAACTTATGGTATTGTAAAAAGAGTAGGTCAACGAACTGATAAAGTTACATTCAACCCATTAGAAGATTGGCAAGTAAGTTATGTACCTCATGGTATTAATCCAACTACATTTAAACCAACCGAAGTACCTGAAGATTTCCGTAAACAAATTTTAGGAGATAAGGAGTACAAATTCATTTTATTTTGGATGAATCGTAATATCAGACGTAAACAACCATCTGATGTTATTTGGGCATACAAACGATTTGTAGATGGGTTACCTGCAGAAGATAGAGATAAAGTTTTATTATTAATGCATACTGCACCAATTGACCAAAACGGAACAGATTTATATGCAGTTAAAGAAACCATTTGTCCAGATTACGAAGTTAAGTTTTCAAGTGCACGAATTTCACAAGAACAATTAAATTGGTTCTATAATCTATCTGATGCAACAATTAATATTGCAGGTAATGAAGGATTTGGATTAGTAACAGCCGAATCAGTAATGGCCGGAACACCAACTATCGTAAACGTTACTGGTGGATTACAAGACCAATGTGGATTTAAATTAGATGGTAAAGAACTAACCGCAGAAGATTATGTAAAAATTGGTTCATTACATGATGTTAGAGAGTGGGGTGGTAAAGTAGAACATGGTGAATGGGTTAAACCAGTATTCAGTAGAGTTCAGACTTTAGTAGGTTCAGTTCCAACTCCATATATCATTGATGATAAAGTAGATATCTATGAAGTTGCAGATGCAATCCGTTATTGGTATGATATCCCTGCAGAAGACCGTAAAAAGAAAGGTTTAGCTGGTAGAGAATGGATGACAAAGGAAGATGGATTAAATACCAAATATATGTGTAAAACACTTGTTGATGGTATGGAAATTGCTTTAGAAAATTGGAAACCAAAAAAACGATATAATTTATATAAAATAGCATAAAATGAAAGTAAAGATAAAAAAAGTACATGCAGATGCAGTAATTCCTAAATATGCAAAAGAAAGTGATGCAGGTTTAGATTTGGTTGCAACCTCAATCATATCAAATACTACATTTCAAATAACATATGGATTGGGTATTGCATTAGAGATACCAGATGGGTTTGTTGGATTAGTTTTCCCACGTTCATCTATTAGAAACACCGAACTTACATTAAGTAATTCAGTAGGAGTAATAGATTCTGGTTATAGAGGAGAATTACAAGCAACTTTTAATAAATCAAATGGATTAGATTCCGTTTCCTATAAAGTTGGAGATAGAGTTTGTCAGATTATGATTATCCCACATCCTATTATAGAATTGATTGAAGTAGATGAATTATCTGAATCCGCAAGAGGTGCAGGTGGATTTGGTTCAACTGGTAAATAATATGAGTAAACCTATATTCATAATAAGACTTCCCGGTATGTGGGAACAAGAAAGAATAGAAAGAGCTAGAGAAAGTATATATAAAACACAAGGACTAGCAGATGATTATTATATATTTGTATTGGGGGATAGTGAAGTTGAGAACGTAAAGTTTGAAATGTTTAATTCACCACATCAACCATCTACATTACAAAACATCACAAAATTGGTTGAAATGTCAATTGAGAGATGTATAAAACAAGAAGAACAACGAAAACGATTAAGAAATGAGTAAACCATTATTAGTATTTCAAGGACCTGTTGCTACACGTTCTGGTTACGGAGACCATGCAAGAGATTTGTTACAAAGTGTATTTGATTTGGATAAATATGATGTAAAAATCATACCAACTCGTTGGGGTAATACTCCACAAAATCAAATCGATGTAACTACTGAATTGGGACAAAAGATTATAAACAATATTATCACATCATTGGATAAACAACCAGATGTATATGTTCAAGTAACAGTTGCAAATGAATTCCAAGCAATTGGGAAATATAATATCGGAGTAACTGCTGGTGTTGAAACTACTATTGCACCAAAAGAATTTATTGATGGGTGTAACAAAATGGATTTGATTTTAGTTCCATCTAAATTTACACAAAAAGTGTTACAATCAACATCATTTAGTGAAGTTGATAAACGAACTGGTCAAAAGATTAGAGATATATCTATTACAAAACCAATAGAAGTTCTTTTCGAAGGTGTTGATTTAGATATCTATGGACAATCGGATAAAAGTGTAGATGTGTTGGAAGGAATCGAAACTGATTTTAATTTCTTATTTGTAGGACATTGGTTATCAGGTGATTTAGGACAAGATAGAAAAGATGTTGGTATGTTGATTAAAACATTTTGTACAATTTTTAAAAATACACCAAAAGATAAACAACCTGGTTTGATTTTAAAAACATCAACAGCAGGATTTAGTGTAATGGATAGAGAATCTATTTCAACTAAGATTAAAGAATTAACATCTGAATATGGAAATCAATGTCCACCTGTATATTTATTATTCGGTGATATGACATCATCTGAATTAGCTAATTTATATCATCATCCAAAAGTAAAAACTATGGTATCGTTCACAAAAGGTGAAGGGTATGGTAGACCATTAGCTGAATTTGCAGTGACAGGTAAACCTATCTTAGTTTCGAAATGGAGTGGACATGAAGATTTTCTACCAGCAGAAAACACAATATACTTAGATGGTCAATTAACACCTGTCCATGCATCGGCTGCAAATCAATTTTTATTGAGTGAATCTCAATGGTTCACAGTAAATTATTCAAACGCAGCACAAAAGTTATTAGATGTATATAAAAATTATTCAACATACTTAGGAAAATCAAAAGGATTAAGTTCTAATATTAAGAATAAATTTTCATTAAGTAAAATGACAGAAGAAATGGGTAAGATTTTTAGTAAGTATGTAAAGACAACCGAACATATTGCTCTTAAATTACCTGAAATTAAGAAATTGTAATGAGAGTATTTACTCCACAATATAAACAAATTCTAACTCCAGAAGTTAGAGTAGGTAAGAGTCAAATTTTACCACGTAATATTTATCGTATTTCAACATATAAAGATGGTGTTCCTCCAACTAAGGTAGGATTGGAATCTCGTTATGTATTTGTTATTGGTAGAATTGATAATAAAATA